CCGCGCCCTCTTATTGGAGTGATGTTGCAGGTGGCAATACTTTTGAAAATGTTGCCGCTGGTCAAGCTACAATGAAGTTAATCCCAGGTAAGTACTTAGTTGAAGGCAGCATTTCAAGCGCAAAGACAGACTATAATGAGGGAGTTAGTATTGAATGGTACGTTACGCTAAAAGATGGAATCGTTGATCTTTATCCAGACCCAAACAGTGCTTTGTTCAGTACTAATGATCTTAAGTATGAAGCTTGGAATGGATCAAGTGATGCTAAAAATGTTCAAGGATCTGTTCCTTTTTCTACTATTTTAACTTTAGGGGAAAACGCTGCGGATGTAGCTACTGCAACTACCACTTTAGGCGTTTATATAGGAACCAGTGGTGGTAGTCAGACCCCTGATATAACTGGGGCTATTACAATTACAAGGGTTGCTAATCTTGACGGCAGCGTAGGTAATATTGCACAGTAAGGATATGTGGAGTAGCCTGTGGTTGATTTAAGCCAATGTAGTTTTGCGGATCCAGGAGCTTTTCTTGAGTTTGATAGTGGCTCTGGTGGGGGTGGTGGTAGCGTTACAGTCTCTACAGACATTATTAAGCCACAAGGAAACGCTGGTCCTAGGGTTGAGTTTCCTTTAGGAGTAAGCGTTTCTCCCCCTGACCCTAACCGTCCTGCTGTTAATCTACCAAATAATATATTTGTTGTTCCAAACGCTCCAACAACAGAGCAACAACTTATACTTAATATAGATCCCATACCTATTGCAAATACACCCACATCTATATATTTTTCAGACAGTGAAGGAGCAACAACAGAAGAAGATACTTTTTTAATTTCAGGTCCTTTAATTGATAAAGCAAATGCAGAGGGCATTAAGGGTTTCTCCGCCAGGGTAACGGGATTAACAGAACAGAGTTTTCTTAATCCTGTCGAGTTGCCCTTAAATTTAATTGTATCGGTTCCAACTACTACTGCTGCCTTATCGTTTTATGAGAATAATAATCTTCTTTTAGATGGATTACTGATCTCTGGGGTTTTAAGATTATCGTATCGTGCTAATTTCCCTTCCTCAGAGACGGTGGAGTGGATTAATTATGAGATAAATATCACACTCCCTGCTTCAATTAAATTAAACTCGGACAAGCTTCCTGAACTTCCTATTGTATCTTACAGTTCTAATTTAAAAATACAATACAACACTCCTCCAGGGGAAACTAACTCCACAGCATTTGTGTCAGATTCTTGGGATCTAAGAGATTATGAGGTAGTACCTGATACTTTAAATTTTGAACTACCAGAGCAGTTAAATAAAATATATTCAGGTAATGACAACTTAGCAATTAACTTGAACACTGGTACAATTACCGCTTTGTCTACATCTAATGATCTTTCTATGTTTAGATCTTCGCAACCTACTTTAGTTTTTAGCTTTATGGTAAAGCCTATTGCGCCTTTTGTAGGGGAATCTAGTCTCGTAAATGTTTCAACTGAGTTAAGCTTGGCAGATTTTGCAAGTTCTTCTGAAGACGATTTGCTCTTCTCCACTGAAACAAACACTGCAGGAGAGATATCTAATATAAATAATTCAGCAATTAACACCTCTATAAAAATACCTAGCTCCTTACTTGAGATAGAAAGTTCTTTGTATAAAAATAGTAATACTCCTATTAACGAAACTGTTATAAATCTTAGAAAAAAATCCAACTATTTTACCTCTGTTAAAAAATTGAATCCAATTCAGGAAGCTAACAAAAGAGTATTTACTTTTTATACAGATGGGATTACTTCTGATTCTTTTACTTATATCAAAGATAAGACTCTTACCGACGAGTTGTTAGTGCCTTGTACCTCAAAATCAGAGGGAGTGTTTTCTCGTGAAGTTGATGAGAGTGTTCGTAATATATTAACTATTAATACGGGGGACAGTGAGTTTAACAATTATGCATATAATGCTGTAACATCCAATAAAATATTTAGTAGTTTAAAAGATTCTGTTCAGGCATTTCTTAATTCTAATAAGAATATAAGTGGAGGTTCGCTAAATTCCTTATTTAGTAATGCTATTCAAAGATCCCTTATAAGTGATGAGCAAAGCTATTTTACTGAGAGAGATATTATTGATCTGTCTAGTGAAGTTTTTTCTACAACTGAACTAGAAAAAAGTAGAGACTTTGGTTTAAATTTTTCAAACGCTATGAGTTATATTCTTGAAAAAGCTCAATCAATAGATCCAAACAAATACAACATAAAAAAGAAAAATAGGCTGCTCAACTGGAAGAGTCTTGCTGAGGATTTAAACAAAAGAATTATATACAAGACTGCGGCTGGGGAAGAAACACCTATTTACATACCAAATAGTGAGCTTATTACGGTTACAGACTCAGATGGTGTGGTGCATAGTTTAGAGATGCAAGATGGAGACTATTTTAATGCGGTTTGCTTGGATAGAGATAACAGGTTAACTGTATTTACTGACATAGAAAAGGCTAGAGTTTTGAACTCCGAGAACTCTGCTCAGGCAGCAGAGTTGGTGGGTGAGGATTTAGTTTTCGTATTAGATACTACCTCAGTAACCACTGATTTAGTCGAGTATAATGTTGACACAACAGGAAACAGGCAGGAGTATTACTTTTTACACTTAGATAAAAGTAGCGTTAAAGATTTGCCTAATGATACTAATTCAGGAGACACATTATTTACCAGAAAAACACAAGCTACTTATACTTATACAACTACTGGTATTGATTCTATCGTAAAGCATAAAGCTTTTCCATACCAAGTAGTATACTTAAGACATGATGATATGTTTTTTAATCATCTAGAGAAATCAAAAAAAGCAACTCTAACACATAAAGATTTTGTTTTGGATAACTTTGTTAATACTCCCAGTAACGATTTTTTAGTTCGGCAGTTACCTCAGCACATGCTGATAATACCAAGTGACAAAACAAACAAAGTTGTAACACACGAACGTTCGTTTCTAGAAGCATTCAATAAAAGAAGATTGTATTTACGCTTCTCGCCCTTCCTAACAGAGCTACAAGATAAAACAGACAAGCCCCTGTATTTAAAAACAGAGCTAATACCTAAATCTGATAGTGTGAATTTTGATACCGACATCAAAGATAACGTAATATACGCTGAGGATTTAAAATATGTTTTTGATACAGAAGCGGTGGAAGCGATTGATCAGTATAGGACTGGGGCAGAGGAGATGCCTAGAAAAATCTTGCCTACTTCTACTGCGCTTAAAAAGATAACAGAGATTAAAAATGCATACAACTTAACTTCCAGAGATAGTATTGCCGTATATGATCTATACTCTAGGCTGCAGCCTAAAGATTTTGCTAGTCTTTTATTGGACCAAACAGATACCTTTTTGTTTTCCTCTAGGCTAATTCAAAATCAAATTACAGAAGATTCTGATATTAATACGGAGTACTTTATTAAGATTAAACAAGCATCAAATATTAATGGAACAACTCCTGCGTTATTAGATCAAACAACTATACCTTCTGTATCTGGTAAAAAAGTAGAGGGCTCCCCTGCGGGTGAAGCAGCAGTCCCTGTTCCCGAAGATCGAGGTGGTGGGTTTATACCCACATAAACAATCATCGGTATGTAATTTTTGTAGTTTGCAAAATATAAAAAAAGTGATGTTTTTTTGTTATCCATAATACATATTCTAGAGGGTTTCCCTCGTTATAATTTATCGGAGAAATAATTATGAATTTTAACCAAAATGTAGAAAAAGAAGTTATTGATGTCATCTTAGAAAGCTCATTGTGGAGCAAGGCAAATATTGATGTTAAAAAAGACGTAGTAGCTGAAGTTGTAGAAGAAGAGGCCACTGAGACTGTTGCCATTGACACCGTTCCTGAGTATGCAAATGGAGTTGCAAATGAGTACGAAGAGCCTGAGAACCCTAATGACACTAAATTTACTTTAGATGATCTTCAAGTTGTGCTTGATAATCTTGAAGAAGATGATTTAATGGAACATGCTATGAGTATGCTTGAGGTTTTCGACGTTGCTTATGAGCATCTTGCGGAGTCTGAAGAAGAAGAGGAAGCAGAGGAAACAGACGAGGAAGAGTAACTCATGAGCATGAACGAAACAGACATTGCGAGCTTCGCAGAGTCGATGCTCACTGAAACAATCCAGTCAGGTAAGCCTGTGCAGTTTGCAGCCGCACAGTCTGCCGATGCTCCCGATGTATCAGAAGTAGAAATACCTGATAATTTTACTCTTAAAGTTTTACAAGAAGGGCATTGGGATAAAGCAAATGTAGATGTAGAGTTGAAAGACCTTGCTCCCGCTCCTGTTCTTAAAGAGCAAACGAAGGTTCAGGAATCTCCTGAAAAGCCAGCCGTAACCATTTCTGAAGATAGCCGATACAAAAAGTATCTTTTGAAAGAGTACAAAAAGAAAATTGAAGATTTAAAAGGTCATGTTTCTCTTATGGAGGAAGTGGGTTTATTAAACGAATCAATGGGAACTACTGCTGGTATGGTATCGACCACTGCAGTTACCCCTAAAAGAAACTTAAGGAAGAAAAAGAAAACACCTAATGGATCTCGTAGCTCATATTGATGAATCGAAATCTAGGCCAAAGAAAAGAGGGTCTTATCATACCTTAAAAGACGGTGTGGTGAGTTCTAAAAAATCTAAAGTTAAAAATTATCCTAGTATAAAAGTGGCGCTGAGGCGAGGGTATCCTGGTCAAATATTCTCCACTAAAAGTGCTGCTAGGTTATATGTTGTAAGTAAAGCGGGGTGGGGTAAAAAAAGTTCTGGGAGAATCGCTAAAGGCTTTACTCCTGGTTCTGCCACACCTTCTGCAAAATGGGATAGCATTAAAGGTCATTCCGTGAGGACTATGAAAAAACACGGCAAACAAAGATCTAAAAAGTTTGACAAATATAAGGTAAATAAAAAATGATTTTAACAGACACATTTATTGTAGAAAGAGCAGAATTAATTAATGAGAGTCGGGGTGGTAAGATGGTTCCCATACTACGGGGAGTATTTGGTCGTTGTGATGAGAAAAACAATAATGGCAGAGTATACTCTAAGCCTCTACTGGAAAGAGAGGTTACTAGAATTGCTGAGGCCATGACAGAAAGAAGACTTATGGGAGAGTTAGACCATCCCTCCCACGATTCTGTAAAACTAAGTAATGTATCTCATCTTATTACAAATCTATCCTTTAAAAATAATGAACTAGTAGGAGAATGTGAGTTGTTGAACACTCCTGCGGGTAAGGTTGCTCAGGCTTTGGTCGAAGGTGGTGTAAAGGTGGGTATTTCTTCCCGTGGAATGGGTACTTTATCCGAGCAAGCAGATGGATCTAAGCATGTAAATGAGGACTTTAAGTTAGTTACTTTTGATTTAGTTGCGGATCCTTCAACAAGAGGGGCTTTTCCTGGCATTTCCGAGTCTACCCAATCTCAGTTGGTAGATGAAATTGTTTCCGACACTTTAGATAAAGCAGCTAAAGAAAAAGTATTTACAACATTATTAAAGGATAAGCTAAGGGAAAAACTTGACGGTGACCAATCACCTGCACCTCTCCAAACTGTTCCTGAGTTGCAAAAAAAAGCTACAAAAAAGATGGAGAAGCCCACTGCAGAAGAGCCTTTTAAGAATTGGGAATACTATTACGGTGCATACACTGGAAAGCCTAGACTAACTAAAACTAGAAGTTATGCTGATTTTGACACTGTTACGGCTCCTGCTCAATGCACTGAAAATAAAAGTGAAAGAAAAAGCCGCTATAATAAGTTAAGAAGTCTTATTGAGGGTGCTACGAATGTTAAGCCTACTCAGGCAATGATTGATGTAGAGAACATTTCAAAAAGGAACGAAACAGAAAGAGACAAAGCGAATGCTATCAAAGATATGATAAGGCGTTCGGAAAATAAAAATAAAAATAAAAAGTGAAAAAAATAGAAAAAAGTAGTCTACTTTTTTTTCACTAGTACATATTAATAGACACGGAGTTTAAATTATGAGTAAATTTGAAGACATTTCAAAACTTCTTCCAGAAGGGCTTACTGAGGATACTGTAGCTGAGATTGCTACTCTCGTCAGTGAAGTAATTTCAGAAGAAGTAGAAGGCAAAGTAAAGGATTTAGAAAACAAAGTTCACGGATTTCTTCGCATGAAGATTGACGAAGTTAAGGACCATGCTATAACTGAACTTGAGCATGAAAATGAGACGTATAAAAACGCTCGTATTTTCGAATCACTAAAAGCTCTTATGGCTTTAGAGCTTGTGGAGTCAGATAGTGACACTGCAGTGGCCCAAACCAAAAGAGAATATAATGAAATTCAAGAAGAGAATGATGTTCTTGTTCGTGAATTAAATACAGCACTAACCGAGTGCTCAAAAATGGAAAACACCCTAAGAGTACTTTCTAAGAAAGTTAATATTCTTGAGGGACAAAAAACCGATCTTCAAGAAGAAGTTGTTTCTCTTGAAGAGTCTGCTCAACTGTCATTCGCAAGTAATGAAAAGGCAGTAGTTATCTCTGAGCAATTAGTAGAAGAAGAGATAGCACCTACAGTTGATTCTCATAACCGTAATGAGTTCCTCAACGAAGAAATGATGGCTTTTATGCCCTTTAAAAAATAACGGAGACTTAATAAACTATGGATAATGTTGATATTAATGGCAGTGTTGCCAATGAAACAGTAAACAAGTGGGCTCCTGTATTGGAAGGAATCGAAAGCGACTACACAAGACGGGTGACTGCCCAACTTCTTGAAAACCAGGCAAAAGCAATTATCTCCGATAAACTTCGTGAGGATGTCACTGCTGATATCGGCGGTATGAATACTGTCGGTCGCCTTGGTACTTTCCAGAAGTTTGCATTTCCTCTTGTTCGTCGCGTTTATCCTGAGCTAATTGCCAACAATATCGTTGGCGTTCAGCCCATGCAGGGACCTGTTTCACAGATTTTCTACTTAGGAAATTCTAGAAGAGATTCTACTACCGCTGCTGGTGGAGATGGCACACAAACCATTTACAGTAAGTATAACCTTACATACAGAGGCCTTATCGCTGACCCCATTGCGACTGGCGGAAACATTGATTTAGATCGTCCTGCGGACCTCAATCTTGATGTTTCAAATGTTATGAGTGCTACTTCTGGTGGTCCAGAGGTAACTGTCGGAGGAGAAATCGCTAACTTCCCCAACCCCGCAAGGCAAGGTCAGCTTGGTGCTGGCCCAGCGTCTTTGATGGGCTTTAGTGTTTCAGCAGGTGAGCGTTTGGCTGGTTCTGGTATCCCTGAGATGCTATTCCAGATCGAGCAGCAGCCCGTTGCAGCAAGGACTCGTAAGATGAGAGCCCTTTGGACTCTTGAGGCTTCTCAAGACCTAAAGGCTTATCACAACCTTGACCTTGAGCAAGAGCTTACTGACCTTCTTGGTAAAGAGCTTCGTCTTGAGATCGACCGTGAGATCATCGAAGATCTTAGAATGCTTGCTTACGGTGTAGGTAAAGCTGGAGGTTCTCTTGCAGATTCTATCTGGCAAAGAGATACTCTAGACCAGTCTATGCACGGAGCAAACGGACCTAGCTTTGATTTCAAGCCTGACTTTACAGGTGCAAGCTCCTTCCAGTATGATGGTGGAGCAAACATTAACCAAATCGCAGGTGGTAACGAAGGAACAATCGCAGGAACGGGTAACGCTAATGGTGATCCTACCTATGATAATGTCTTCCTTTTAGACTTCTCTAGCTCTGCTCTTGATTTCGCACCTCAACATGTTGGTCATGTCTATGCAAACCTTATGGCTTTATGCCAAAGAGCCGCTACAGACATCTACAAGACCACTATGCGTGGTCCTGGTAACTTCATGGTCACCTCTCCTACAGTTGCTGCAATGCTTCACGCTGCTGCAAAGATGGAAGGTGGTATTGAAAGAGCCGATGGCCCCTCAAACATGACGGGTGCTAGAGTTGAATACAAAGGTAAACTAGGTGGTCAATTCGATCTCTATGTTGATCCTATGTATCCTGAAGACGAGATTCTTATTGGTTACAAAGGTGCCAATGCTATGGACGGTGGTTATGTTTACTGCCCTTATATTCCATTGCAGCAAACACCTACCATTACGGATCCTGAGACGTTCCAGCCCAGAAAGGGTATCATCACTCGTTATGGAAAGGCTGAGGTTGCACCAGCATCTAGATTCTATCGGATCATTAGACTCGTTGGACCTACTGCAAACTACCTCTTCACACCATTCGTTCAGTTGAAGAACAACAGCTACATCTAAGAGATGAAAGGATAATTAGGATAATCCTAATAATTAAAAAGGGGTGGGGGATTTTTATCCCCCACCCTTCTTTCTTTATTCGCTATATATAAATGTACAAATATCAAAGTAAATGTAAGTTTCGTATGCTAACTACTATAGGGGATAGAATTATTGAAATTCGTCCAAAACAGATAATAGAGTTAAACGAACTTATAAGTAATGACTATCTTGTTTTACTCGATAGTAAGAAAAAAGAAAAAAAACGAGGGAGGCCGAAAGAAAATAATGACAAACTTTGAAAATGATCACCCAGATATACCTAAGCCACAATTAAACGGTTATGGTAGTAGTTTTGGGGTCTGGGGTGGAGATGAGCTTACCGAGTATACTCCTGCAGGTGAGATTAACACTCCAAAATTAAACAGGCTTACCTTACAGACTGCTACTGAGTTTACAGAGTTTGAAACTTACATAAAAGACTACATCCTGGGAATGCTAGGATTCCCTATTGTTAGGGTAGAATTAACAGACTTTCAAATTAAACACTGTGTTCAAGAAGCGGTTAATAAGTTAAACTACCACGCTCCTTTATGGACATTGCAGTACGCTTCCTTTGACGCATCCGCAGGGCAAAATATTTATGAGATTCCTCTCTATATGCTTCATAATTTAGAGTATGTTTGCTATAGAAAGACATTGTTAACCATTGCTGCTCAGGCTGGGACATTAGAGTTTGATTTCTTTTTAAAGTATTTCCAGGATAACTTCCTTTTTGGGGATATGCAGGTGGGTGAGTTCTATCAGATGCAGCAAACCCTAGAACAATATCGAAAGATATTAAGCCAAGATGGGGGTTTTAATATAATTGGAGGTAAGTATTTACAAATATATCCCTCCCCTGCCATGACTCCCGAAAGAGTTATCTTGGAATATAGATCAATTGATTCTAATACAATACAACCTGCTTACTTAAACTGGGCACAGAGATATGCCTTAGCAGCAGCAAAAGGAGTACTGTCACAAATAAGAGGAAAATTTGCTTCAGTTCCTTCCCCCGCTGGAGGAGCAGTATTGAATGGACCCGCTCTAGCAGAGGAAAGCAAGAGTGAAAAAGAAGCGTTAATCCAGGAATTATTAATGGAGATTGAGGAGCCTCCTGCCTTCACTACATATTAATGGCTAATAAGAAAGAAAGTTTTCGTGTCTCTACGAATATGCCTCCTCTCCCTGAGTTAGAGGGCAAAAGTGCTCTATCCTTCTTTGATCAAGAGAATGCTGATATTAATCTATTTAATCTTGTGGATGATGAGTTAATACGAATTTCTGGTTCCGAGCTTTTATATTATAAATTTTTTAGAAGTGAGGATTACGACGAGGTTTATCTTGAGTCTAGAACTAAACCAATAGCCTCAGAACCATTAAATGTTTACGGGCATTACGAACCAAAGCCAGTAGAGCAGAACCTTACAGAGTTCGGTCTTGAGTTAACGAATGACCAAATTTTCGTCTTTAATAAATCATACATAACGGAAAAGCTGCATCGTAACCCTATAGCGGGGGATGTAATTAAGCCCAAATTCCAAAACCAAAAATATGAGATATTTGAAGTTCAGGAAGATAGCTTCCAATTGTATGGTGTTTATCATATTATTTGCGTTGCTAAACTCCTTAGAGACGAAAGCTCTGTGGTGGATGAGGTTTATACAAAGAAAAGTAATGATGTAGGAGGGTATAGAGACCTTGACGAACTATAATTCTAAAATTATAAACGTTACAGAGGGAGAAAGCATTGTAGGATCAGATACTACAGGGCAAGAGTATCTTCTTAACCTGCTTAACAAAATGGATAAGAAGAGTATTGTTCCTTTGAATGGATACAAAGAAATTGTTCGTTTTTTAATTAATCAATTTGATAAACTGCCTTATTTAAACCATGAGATGGAAACCTTACTTGTTAAGTGTAGGTATGGAAATCCTGAGCGAACTATAGCCAAACTAAACGAGGATGATAATATGATCCTTCCTTTGATAACTGTATCTCAGAACTCAATTGTTGAAAGCGAGGAAAGGAGAAGGTTCTCTCCCGTTGTGATGCATACAACTGTTTGGAATCAAGACAAGCAGAGAGCCCAGAGAGTTATTAGTCTTTGCGACAGGCCTGTGACTATCCAGTATAATGTTAATGTTTGGTGTAAATATATGGAAGACATGGATCAACTGGCCCAGCAGATTAGACTTCGGTTTAACCCATCCATTCAATTGCAAACAAAATTCAGTAAAGACAGTAAGGCGTTTCTATCTTCAGAAACAAATAACTATAGCCTATCCTTGGGGGATAGAGAAGATAGAATTATAAAAAAATCATTTGTTGTATCCGTTGAGACCTATATTAGAAATCCTAAGTATCTGATTACCTCTACTGGAGAAATAGAAGAGCTAAATCTGGACATAACCATATAGTCCTGTATTTTTTTATCATAATTCTTAGTTGTATTTACTAAATATAAGTAGAGGAAATTATGAAAAGTATAACAAATGATTGTTTGCAAAGGTTGGAACTATATCTGACCACACAAAAAGGAGCAAAGAGAGTATGGCTTTCACCTAGAGAAACCATGGTCGTTCCTACCCACTTTATTAGTGGTCAAATAAAAACACTTTCTACCCGAAGAATGTTATCGGTTAGAAATGCTTAGGAGATATAAAAAATGGTAAATTTCGTTAGCCCTGGAGTCTATGTTTTAGAGAAAGATCTTAGTGATTACACCCCTGCGGTTAATCCTACTGTTGTTGGTATTGTCGGTTTTGCAACTAAAGGACCCACAAACATAGCAACGCTTATTACAAGTCAGCAAAACTTAGTAAAAACTTTTGGTCGCCCAAGAGATGAGATTGCTGGTCAAGGAATTGAGGGAGCTTTGGAGATCCTGGAAACAGCAAACCAAACGTTTTTCGTTCGTGCTGCAGACGCTGGGACAGCTAATGAAGCCAGTGGCTTAGTTGGTATCGGAGGCTGCCCTGCTGTAGCCATCGCCCCAAGTGGTTATGGTGCAGGCCAACCCTTATTCTTAAGAGTTCAAGTTACAGACAATAACGGAGCAGAACAGTTTGTTGTTCCTAGAACCTATACAGTTCCTGCTACAACTATGGTTGATGGAACAACTGCAGCGACCAATCAAGTTCAAGCACTACAGTCAGTTGTCGGTGGCAGCTTAGACGCTGATAAAATAGGCGTTTACATGGTCTCAGGTAGTATGACTGCTGATCAGACGGCGAGTGCAGGGGCTTATCTTGTTGGCAATTTCGCAGGATCAGGGGCCACTTTAAGTGTTTCGAGTTGCGCCGATGCAAACTTTAATTCATTAGCAGGCAGTGCTTTAGTCCCTCTTGATGTTAGTGGAATGGTTTCAGGTCTTCCTGCCAATAGAACTGCTGCTGCAGACGGTAATGACCTAGAGCATTGCTTGAGTGCTATCTCTACTGTCACGACAAGGGGATCTAGTTTTTATAGTGGTTCTAGTACTGATGGTGTGGGATATCTTGTGGAATCTCTTTACCCTGGAGATGGATATAATACTTCTACGTTAGCTGATGGTAGCATCGTAGGTAATTCCGTTACTGTAACTCCCCAAGGCTTCCAAAACTTTAGTGTAAACGTTAACGATACTGGAGTAACAGAAGAAAGCTTTATTGCTTCTTTGGTTGCATCAGGAGCATACATTGAAGATGTTATTAATACAGGAGCTACAGACCTTAAATCAGATGTCATTAAGGGTAATCTATGGTCTGACAATGCTACGTTTACCGATGTAAAGCTGGCTACCTTCCAAACATCAGTAAGTTCTCTTGGAGCAGGCAACATTAAAGGGCAGCGAGGTGCTATTACCTCCGTATCTGGAACAACCCCTGCAACAAACATTGACATGGCCCCTGGATTTGTTAAGTTTATTGGAAGTACAACAAACTTAGTAGGGGGAACAAATGGAGATGGTGCAGGAGATACAGACGCTGAAGCAGCAGCCTTAATTGGTGTTACTTCCCCATCCAGAACTGGTATGCAAGCTCTTAACGAAGAGTTAGTGCCCATTACTCTTGCTGTTGTTCCTGGAATTTCTTCTGAAACAGTTCAAAATAATCTAGTTACCTTAGCGGAAACTACAGGCAATTTCTTGGCTGTTTTGGGGACACCTATTGGTATAGGTCAGCCTGCTGATGCGATTGATTTTGCTAATGGGCAGACTCCTTATCGAGCCGCTTCACTAAATAGCTCTTACGCATGTTTATACTACCCTGCTGTTAAGGTTTTCCAACCTTACTTAGGTAAAGATATCTGGATGGACCCAGCTATTTTTGCTGTTAGACAGATGGGGTATACCGACACTGTAGCTGATTTATGGTTTGCTCCTGCTGGGTTTGTTAGAGGTCGATTAACTAAGCCTACAGACACTGAGGTAGACATCAATCAAGGAGACAGAGATAGTTTGTACAGTGGAGGGAATGTTGTTAACCCTATTGTTAATTTCGCCCAACAAGGTATTACAATCTTTGGTCAAAGAACCACACAGAGAACCCCTACTGCCCTAGATCGAATTAATGTTCGTAGATTAATGGTTTATATTAAGCGAGTTATCACTGCTTCAACCCAACGATTTATTTTCGAACCAAACGATAAAATTACACAGGAAAGAATACAGACTCTTCTTATTCCTTTGTTTGAAGATATTAAACGACGAAGAGGTATTACTGAATTTAAGGTAATCTGTGATGAGACAGTAAATACTCCTGTTAGGGTTGATAGAAACGAGCTTTGGTGCAAGATTCTAATTAAACCTACAAAAGCAGCAGAAGTTCTAGTATTTGAACTTAATGTAACTAATCAAGCTACAAACATAAGTAGCTAATAAAGGAAAAGACAAAAAATGGCAGAACCTTACTTTTTAAATAATGATTCCCAAGTTGCTAGAACAATTTCGGGAGAGCAACCAACCACCCCTGTAATTTCAACAGAGTTAGACTCCGTAAGAGCATATCAATGGGAGATTTCGTTCCTTTTTGGACAAAGCGATCCTCTCAATGGTGTTCAAAAGCCTCTTACTCTAGCTGCTAAACAGGTCAATGGGATTGGTTTTCAAGTAGAAGATATTGAAGTTAACAGAGTTAACGATAAAGTATACTACCCTGGAAGACCTAGCATGGATGAGTTAGTAGTAACTTTTGATAACCTACAAAGAGCAAAAGTGGATAAACTTCTTTATGAGGTAATGGGAATGACCTACGATCCTAGGTCTGGAGAGCTACAGAACCAAAAGGTTCCAGGCGAAACAGGGACCCTCCCCTCATTTAAACAAGAAATTCAAGTTGTTCAGTTAGACGGCAAAGGAGCACCCCGAAATGTCATTAGGCTCTTTGGTTGCTATGCAAAGAAAATTACTCATGGTGAGTATAACTATTCAACAAACGAATTTCACACTATTGAGATGACATTTAAGTACGACTACTTTGTTAACACAAATGATAAGAAGGGTACTGTCAACAGCACTGTTGGCTGATACTTTAAAGAAAAATAAACAAACCCAACTCGTTTTGATTTCGGGTTGGGTTTCTTTTTTAGCTATGATATAATATGGATTACTTTAATGAATTACTTGAAAGTTACTCACGCCTAAAACAGCGTAAGCTTGTACTCTTAGAGAAGGAAGAGAAAAAGAAAGAGAAGCCTGATAAAGTAA